AGACAAGTTATTATTATGATGACTATTAACAGTTTATGTTTATTTTCTATTACTGAATTTTTAGATGATATGATGTCTCTTAAAAAGAAATATGGTTGGAATAAACCTATGGTAGATTTAAATATCTTAAGATGGCCAGCATTTATGTCTCCACTTAATTTGCCGGATAATTTAAAAATTGAATTACATGCTAAATTAGTTAAATGGCATAATGATAATAATTCAAATCATAGATATTTAGACCATGAAAGGGTACAAGTAAAAAGACTAATTGATTATATAGATGTAGTAGAACAAGGTCATGTAAAAACTGAAGATGAAAAAGAAAAACATTTTCATGATTTTAAATCTTTTTATGTACAGTATGATAAAAGAAGAGGTAAAGATTTTAGAAAAACTTTCCCATACCCTAAATTAATTGAATGGTATGATTCTTTAGAAGTTGACCAATCAATCCCAGATGTTAAATTAAATGATGGAAGACTTACTCAGTATGAAATAGGTGAGTATGAAGTAGATATTGAAAGAAGAAAAGAAGCAGCCCAAAAGGGTGAAAAATTAATTCCTCATTGGAAAAAAATGAAAATGAAGAAAATACTATAATATGAATGTAGTTTTTGAAAATATCCAAAATCAAAGAAATTTAGTAAAACCTAATGAAATAACAGATAGTGGAATAAGTAGAACTAATGTTTCACCTTACTTTAATAGATTACACCTTTCTAAATCTTATAGTAAATTAATTAATCCTTTAGATGTAGACCCAAACCCAGACCCTTTAGGTAACCCAAAAATAGATGGAAGAAATTTTATAGAATATGAAAATATAAAATTTCCTTATTATGAATATAAAAATCCAAACGAATTTGAAGGTAAATATATAATACCTGTAGGGGTAAATGAAGATCCTTTATTTTGGACTGGTAAAATGCATAATTGGCCCCATTTATTTGAATTATTAAATGATCAATATCTTAAAGACTTACAATCAAAAAGAGCATTTTTATCAATAGATACTTCTTTAGAAGGGTATCATGAAGAATGGCTTTGGGATTGGTTTAGAAAATCATGTTCAGATTACAAAATACCTATATCTCAAATAATTTATATAACAGGAAATTCAATTGTTGAGGATTCTTTAGATAATTGGAAGTTAAAAAATAACAATAAAAAAAATGTTACTGCTATTGGTTATCCTCATTTTGAGTTTGAAGCTAATTTCAATAAAGATATTTTATATCAAAAAGGTAAAACATTACCAACCTGGTATGATCATTATAACTTTAAAAAGAAAAACCAATCTAAAATTAAACTATATAATTTTTTAAATAGAAAACCTAGGTCTCATAGAATGTTTTTTTATTCACTTTTATACCATAATAAAAATTTACTTGATAAAGGGATTGTTAGTATAAATAAGTCTTGGGGAGATGTAATTAAAGTTGGTAATCATATTTTAGATCCTAAAATAGTAAATGAACTTAATGAGGATTTACCTTTAAGAGTATTTGGAGAAGATAATACAGGAAATCCAGGATATTTTATAAGTAGATTTCATACTAAAGCATATTTACATAGTTATATTTCTTTAATTAGTGAGGCACAATTTGATGATGAACAAAATACAATATTCCTTTCAGAAAAAATATTTAAAGTAATTGCATGTCAACAACCTTTTATTGTATTAGGAAATAAACATTCATTAAGAGAATTAAGAAAAATGGGTTATAAAACATTTAGTAATGCTTGGCATGAAGGATATGATATGTGTGATAATGTTAATAGAATGAAAGCTATTATAGATGTTTTAGAAAACATTAAAGGATTACCTAAAATGGATCTATTACATTGGACTCAACATAATGTAGAAAGAAACTTTGATATTTTAAAATTTAATAGTCTATTTAAGCCCCCAGCGGGATATCATAATATAAGAGAATTATTAAAAGAAAATTTATGTACAACGACATTAGACAAGATTATAATATAGACAAGGAATCTTTACTTGTTATAGGGTTAGGAGATTCTTTTACAGAGGGTCAAGGTGCCTTGTCTCATAAAACTTGGGCTAAATATAATCATAGTACTTGGGAAAGAGGACAAGATTTAAGAAAAAACGAAATAATAGAAGAGTTAGAAAATTCTTGGGTTTATAAAATTTGCAAAAACCATTTCCCACAATATACTCCCATAAATTTTGGGTTTAGAGGTAAAGGAAATAAAAATGCATTTAAAAACCTAACCACCCTTAACCCAGAATTAAATATTCCTATAGCTAAAGATATTATTGTTGTAGCGTTTTTAACTGATATGGTTAGATATGATTATATAAACAACAGGTATATTAATGGAGATGGTCATAATTTTTATACAGCTATGTGGCCCCATAATCCAGATAAAAAAATGGAACCTTGGAGAGCAAAACTGTGGGAAGGATATAGAGATGGATTATGGAGTGACCATTTTGGTATTGTAGAATTTTTGATAAATTTACAAGATTTAAAAAACTGGTGTAAATTATATGGTGCTAAACTATTAATTACAAGTGCTTTTTCTACAGAATATACAGAAGATTTTTTTAATTTGAATTTAAAATCTAGTGCTTATAAAAAATTATTAAACGTGATTGATTGGGAAAAAGATTTTTATTATCCTGATGGTTATAATTGTTTTACTGATGTATTATGTAAAAAAGAAGGATGGGAAAAATGGATTGGCACTAGAAATTGGTATGCTGAATCCCAAGAAAAATTTGGTTCTCCTAACGGGTGGTTTACCCCTTGTGCTCACCCATCAGCTAAGGGCCATGAGTTAATAGCAAATTATTTAGCTAAGGAAATAGAAAGTAGATTTGGGGTTATAAAAGGTCCTAAATCAATATTAAAACATCCTAAGCAATTAATTTAATATATGTATGATCAACTAAAATTTTATTATGAGTTGGACCTATAAAGGCGAAACTATAAATGAGATAACAGATTTCCCTCCAAACACTTTTGGTTTTGTTTATGTTATAACCCACATACCAAGTGGTAAAAAATACATAGGCAAAAAAGTTTTATATTTTAACAAAAAAGTTAGAATGGGGAAAAAAGATTACGAAGCATTAACTAATGTTGTAGGAAGAAAACCTGCCTATAAATTAGCAGTTAAAGAATCTGACTGGAAAACTTATTATGGATCGCAAAAAGAGTTAAAATCTCTATTAAATGAAAGTAAATCTTCTGATTTTGAAAGATTTATTATTAAAACCGTTCCTACTAAAAAATTACTAACATATTTTGAAACTAAATACCAATTTATTTATCAAGTACTAGAAAAACCAGATGAGTTTTTTAATGATAATATTTTAGGTAAATTTTATACTAGAGACCTAGAAGATATAGAATATGAAGATCCTTTGGAAATAAAGGAAACTTAATGTATATTGTTATTTATGATTAATCAGTTATTAGTTAACCTAGTTAATTCTGTATTAGGTACTGGTAAGCAAACTGCTAGAAACAATTATGCTTATCATTGCCCCTTTTGTCATCATCATAAACCAAAATTAGAGGTTAATTTGACAGAAAATAGAGAAGGTTCTAATCCTTGGCATTGTTGGGTTTGTAATAAAAAAGGTAAAACCATATACCAATTATTTAAATTAATTAAAGCCCCTCATGAAAGTATAAATGAAGCTAGGTCCTTAATATCTACTTCAAGATCTATTAAAGAAACAAAAGTTGAGTATAGTGTAACATTACCTAATGAATATATTTGCCTATCTACTGGTGATTTAAGCGATATATCTGCCCGCCACGCACTAGCTTATTTAAAAAATAGAAATATAGGTAAATATGACATTTTAAAATATAATATAGGTTATTGTAAAGGGGGAAAATATGATAATATGATTATTTTGCCTACATATGATGATAAAGGAGTACTTAATTATTTTACAGCTCGTTCATTTGAAAAGCAACCTTATGCAAAATACCGTAATCCAGAAGCATCAAGAAACATTATTCCTAATGAATACTTGATTAACTGGGAAATTCCTATTATATTATGTGAAGGAATGTTTGATGCTATTGCTATTAAACGTAATGCTATTCCCTTACTAGGTAAAAATATCCAAAGTAATTTAATGAAAAGATTAGTTACTTCTGTAGTAGAAAAAATTTATATTGCATTAGATAAAGATGCAATTAAACAAGCTTTATACTTCTGTGAAAAGTTAATGTCAGAAGGTAAAGAAGTATATCTTGTAGACCTACAAGACAAAGACCCAAGTGAAATGGGTTTTGTTAATTTCACAAAACTAATACAAAAAACCTCCCCACTTACATATTCCGGATTAGTGGAAAGGAAATTAGCCGTATGATTAAAAAAACATATGATCGGATAATTGAGTTATCCGATGACCATAAACAGATCACACTCCCTGATTCTCGTTATTACAGAAGAAATGGTGAGTATTATCCATCAGTAACTTACGTTTTACAAAGCTACCCCAAAGGAAAACACTTTGAGGATTGGTTAAAAAAAGTAGGGTATAGTGCTGACTGGATTGTAAAAAAAGCAAGTGAAGAAGGTAACACTGTCCATTTAATGATTGAAAAATATTTTAAAGGTAAAGAACTTAATTATTTAAATGAACATGGTTATCCTAAAATGGATCCTCATGTTTGGCAAATGTTTTTAAAATTTGTTGATTTTTGGGAAACTCATAAACCAACTTTAATTGAAACTGAAGTACACTTATTTAGTGATGAATTAAAAATAGCAGGTACTTGTGATTGTATTTGTGAGATAGATGGTGAATTATGGGTAATTGATTTTAAAACCTCAAATCATTTACAAACTACATATGATTTGCAAAGTGCTGCTTATGCCCAAATGTATAAAGAATGTTTTGGTAAAGAGGCGGATAGAATAGGAATTCTATGGTTAAAATCTAAATCTAGAGGACAAGATAAATCAGGTAAAAAATTAAAAGGTAAAAATTGGGAAATCTATGAGTCTAGTAGATCTCAAGAAGAAAATCTTAATATATTTAAATCTGTAAAAGGAATATTTGATTTAGAAAATCCTAAACATAAACCCGCCACTACTTCTTTTCCAACTACTATAAAGAGAACCGTATAAAAATTTGGTTATCTGGGTATTTTTTCGTATATTTACATAATAAACAATAAAGGTTATGGAAATGTGATGATAAAATCTCACCATATTTATAATAAACTATTTTTATGATTAAACTCTATGAATTGCTAAGGGAACAAACGGGTAATCCAAAAGCTGTTATACTAGCCGGAGCTCCTGGAGCGGGCAAAGGATATGTTTTAGGAGGATTAGACCTTGGGGGTTTAAAAGTATTAAATATAGACGGTGTTTATATTGATCAATTAAAACAAGCTAATGTATCTTTAGATTTAAAAAATGCTAGTCCTGAAGAAAGAAGTAAACAAGCAATTGCTATGGCTCAAGCTAATAAAAATTTCAAAGGTCAAGTAAAAGATACAATAGAAGGAAAAGAATCATTTGTTTTAGATGGTACAGCGGCTTCAGTTAAACAAACAACTGAATTAAAAAATCAATTAGAAGAAGCAGGTTATGATACATTTATGCTTTATGTTTATACTGATTTAGAAAGATCATTAAAACAAAATCAAGATAGATTTGAAAAATCAGGAGGTAAGGATAGAAGTTTAGCCCCAGCTATTGTGTTTCGTACTTGGTTAAATGTTACTAAAAATTTTGAAACATATAAAGATTTATTTGGTAATAATTTTGTTTCTGTAGCTAATACTTTAGAAGATGAAAAGTTAAGTAAAGTAGAAGATGTTATAAAAAAATATTTGGATCCATTTAAACCAACAGGAACTAAACCCAAAACCCCTGCTCAACAAGCTAGAGGTGAAAAACAAAAAGCTGAAACAAACGCACAAATACAAGCTTTATTAGATAATGATGGAGTTAAAAATATTATAGATGGTTCTGTTTCAAAAGAAGAAGCACAGTCTAAATTAAAACAATTTTTAAATTAATGAGTTTAGTTCAAGAATTAATAAAAGAATTACTACCAGATAACCAAATCAAAGTAGGAGTTTATGGAGGCAGCTTTAAACCTCCTACTAAGGGTCACTTTGAAGTAGTTAAAACTGCTCTTGAGCAAAACAAAGACATAGATATATTATATATTTTTGTAGGAAAAGGAGAAAGAGATGGTGTAACACAAGATGATGCTATGAATGTTTGGGGAATATATAAAAATTATTTACCAAATAATGTTAAAATTATTAAAGCAACAAAACCCCCAATCCAAGAAATATACAATTTTGCAAAAGAAAATCCTGAAAAAGAAGTACTATGGATATTAGGAGCTAGGGAAAACGATGATAGTGATTTTGCTGATATAGCTAATAGAACTAAATCTGTAGATAAATATCCTAATATTGAACTTAGAGTTATAGTAACTAAAAATGCTGGGATTTCAGGTACTGCCGCTAGAAATGCTTCTAAAGTAAATAAAGAAAAATTAGAACCATTTCTTCCAGGTTTTTTAACAGATATGGAAAAAAATAACATATATGTTTTATTAAATAATGAACTTACAGAAACTAAAAAAAATTGTGGTTGTGGACAAGATCCTTGTATTACCTATGGTGTAGCAGAAGGCAGAAAAAAGAAAAAAGATCCTAAAAAAGGTACAGGTAAAAAACCTAAAAAATCAGGACGTAGATTATACACAGATGAAGATCCAAAAGATACAGTAGGTGTAAAATTTAGTACTAGACAGGATATAGTTAATACTTTAGGTAAAAAATCATTCAAAGCTAAATCACATGCTAGACAATCTCAAATTATTAATTTAATTCATCAAAGAGTTAGAGCGGCTTTAAGTAGAACTAAAGACCCTAAGAAAAAAGCTAAATTAAGATCTGGGTTTGAATATATTAAAAAAAGAAAAGAAGCATCTAAAGCAAAAACACAACGATTGAAAAAACAAAAAAGTGAAAATATAGATCCTAAAATACAAGCTAAACATAAGGGCAAAGCAGCTCCATATGGTTCAGCTTATAAAAAAGTTAAAGAATCAAAAGTTTTAAATTTAACTAAAACTCTCATTAATGAAGAAGCTAGTTATTCTAATTATATTGATTATAAATCAAAAATTATAGAATTAACTAAACATATGATAGATAAAGGTATGAATATTTTACCTTTACCTAAAGTATATTTTAAACATGGGGATTCAGAAAATGCTAAAAAATTCTTAGGTAAAACTGCTTATTATTACCCACCAGATATGTCTATAGTTTTATATACTGAAGGAAGACATCCTAAAGATATTGTTAGATCATTTTCTCATGAAATGATTCATCATATTCAAAATTTAGAAAATCGTTTAGGTAATGTTACTACTACAAATACTACAGAAGATGAATATTTAACTCAATTAGAAGCCGAAGCTAATTTAAGAGGTACTATGACTTTTAGAGGTTGGACAGATTCATTGCAAGAAAGTAAAAAGAAAAAAGACCCATTTGGTTTAAATGCTTATGCCGCGGAATTAGCCAGATTAAGAGAAGATGACAGTAAATATCAGATTTACTTAGATATGGATGGAGTTATAGCAGATTTTAATCAAAGATTTAAAGATCTTTCAGGTATGGAGCCCCCAGCCTTTGAAAAAAAATATGGTAAAGATTTATTTTGGGATTTTATAGATGAAAAAAATAAATTACGTTTTTGGGTAGGGATTCCTGTAATGGAAGGAGCTAAACAATTAGTTGATTATGTTTCAAAACATAATTATATGGTATTAACCGCGCCTTCAACCAAAAAAGAATCTAGATTAGGTAAATTATTATGGATAAAAAATAAAACGGGAGAATTATTTAATTCAAAACCACAAGTAGTTTTTAAAAAATCAAAAGAAAAACATAAAGTTAAGCCATCATTAACAGAATTCGATATACTTATAGACGATAGAGCAGATACAGTAGATAGGTGGACATCTGCAGGAGGAACTGGTATATTATTCCAATCAGCTTCCCAAGCTATTAAAGAGTTGAAAAAACTAGGGTTATGAGTGTACTTAAAAAAGAATTTAAAAAACAAGATGTAGAAAGAATTCGTAATCTTGTTAAAGGAAAATATGGTGATAAAACACGTTCTAGTGTTGGCTTCACTAAAAAAACCGAGTTTCATAAAGAAGGTGACATATGGGAATCTGATGGTAGATTTTGGACTATTAAAGATGGTATTAAACAAAATGTTACTAAATTAGATAAAGCTAAAAAAGCTTATGCTTTACCTCTATTCTGTCCCAAATGTAGCCAAGTAATGAAAAAAAAGTTTGATAAACAATTTTATAATGTACATAAAATGTGTTTTGATTGCGTTGTTGATAAAGAAAATGAGTTAAAGAAAAATGGTAAGTGGGAAGAATATGAAAAAGGAATTATCAATGATGAAATTGATAATAGAATAAAAGATTACAAACTCTGGGTAGAAGAAAAATTAAATCAATCTAACGAAGGGTATGTTACAGAAGCAGGAGATATTGAAAAGTGGGGAGGTAAAATTAATAAGGAATTAGCAGAGAAAGGAACACAAGAGGTTATCGATTTTTTAGAAAGTTTAAAAAAATAAAAAATTGTTTGAGTTGGAAATTATAATATTAGCCGCAGTAATCACAGGAATCATCGGCCCTGTTTTAGTAGCAAGATATAGACATTATCTTATAAATAAAAGAAAAAAGGATGACCCTGTAGTTTCATCTATAAAGGCAAACATGCTTATAGATGAGCAACTAACAGATTTAAAAAGTGATTTAGATTGTTGTAGAATTTGGGTTTCTCAATTTCATAATGGAGGTAATTTTTACCCTACAGGTAAATCAATTCAAAAATTTTCAATATTCCACGAACAAAATAGACCAAAATGTCCTACAATTAGAGAAACATACACTAATATTCCAGTTTCTTTATTTGTAAAACCACTAAACCAGTTATATGAAGAGGGTGAAATATTAATCCCTAATTATAAAACATCAGATCATTATGGTTTAGCTACTTTTGCTGAAGGAACGTTAGCTAAATCTACTTATATTTTTGCTTTAAATTCTATAAATGATGAATTTATAGGAACTTTAGGTGTTGAATTTTGTAGTAGAGCTAAAAAATTAGATGAAGAACAACTAAATGAAGCTCGCACAAAAGCGATAAGTATTGGAACATTGCTAAGTACATATTTATACGAGACACCAAAAAATTAAAAAAATGAAAGACAATTTTGATGTACATAAGTGGAATATACAGCGTAGACTTAACGAAAATAGAAATTTCACTGAATTAGGTATTCAAGCTTCAAGAGAAGTTATAGAAAAAATAAAAAAAGTAGCAAGAAGACTCCCAGATGCTGCTATGGATTCTTTTATAGTTGAAATAGCAAAACATATAGATGCTGAACCTCCTAAATATAGATTAGAAGAGGGTATTAATGACAGAGAAATTAAAGGAAAACTATCAGATATTAAATATGATTTTTTAACTTCATATTTTAATGGTGAAACTTTTCATGCTCCTAACCCAGATGATAGTTCTAGACAAATAAATGATGAAAGAGATTGGGATAGCTGGAAAGAAGGTGTAACGAAAGATTATGGTGATGTAAATATAAAACTAGATAATACAGCTGTTTGGTATGATAGAATCAAAATTTTAGATAAAGGATTTGAAGATGATAAAGATTCTTATGTAAAAGGTAAAGCAGCATTTTTAGATAGAGAAAGAGCTGCTGGTAGAACTTCAGGATTAGATGAAATAAAAGAAGTAATTAAGTCTATAAAAGAAGCTTATCCTGGATATGATGTTAGTGAAGTTCAAAATGAATTATTAGAATTAAAAGAATTAGGATCTAACATAGAAGAAAAAGAAAAAAAGGCAGATAGGTGTTTAAGAGTTGCAAGAAGAAAAATGAAAAAATCATCTGCTTACCGTTCTGGTCTTATAGTTAAGTGTAGAAAAGGAATGATATGGAAAAAAGAGAATTAAGAGAACTTATTAAAGAATCTTTACGTTCTTGGTTTAAAAAAGAAAATTGGGTTAGAATTGATACCCAAGGTAATATTACTGGACCTTGTGGTACAATGAAAAATAAAAAAAGACCTTCAAGGTGTTTACCTAAAGCAAAAGCTCAAAGGTTATCTAAAAAAGAAAGAGCAGCTACTGCAAGAAAAAAGAAAGCAGGAGGAAAAAAAGGAAAACAATTTGTAAAAAATACTAAAAAAGCAAAAGTAAAATTTAATAAAAAATAAAATGGGTAAAATACCACCAAGAATTATTGAAAGGTTAGTACTTTTAACATTCGCTCTTATTGCCCTTCTTTTATCTAGTTGTGCCTCTTTTAAGTTAACTACAATGCACTATGACCCTATTTATGGGCCTGAAGAAGTTGTATTGCAAGTACCATCAAACATAAAAATAGATACATTATCATACTCACAACTTAAATGGAAACTAAGAACAGATTTCAGATTTAGATATGATTATGCTCAGTTTGCTATAAACCAACCTCTTAGTTGGTATAATAGAAATTTTACATATTCTTATTGGAGACCATTTAATTCATTTGATGTTTATTGGGATAGACATAATTACTGGTATGATTGGGCATTTAATTATCCATTTAATTTTGGTTGGAATAGATGGAATCGATGGGATTATGGATGGAGTTATTGGAATAGATGGCATAGGCCTTTTTATCATTGGAATAATTGGTATAATGGTCCGTGGCATAATCCATCTTATAATGTAGTTTGGAATAATAGTAGACAAAATGTAGCTTATATTAAAGGATCAAGAGGGAGTAGAAATATAAACTATGGTGGGAATAATAATATAGAAAATACAATAAGTAGAAGATATAATAATCCAAGAAACAATATTAATAACAATAATGTTATAGATAATATTGTAAATGATTTAAGAATTAATGGAAATAATGTAAGAGTTTATGATAAACCCGAAGATATTAATATTAATACTACTATCAGGAATAATAACTCTAGGACTAATAATAATTTTATTAGAAATAATAGTAATTGGAATCCTAGAAACCCTATTGTCAGCCCTAGTGGTACTTCTGGGAATACAATAAGAATTAACGTTCCTCGTTCTAATAATAATGGTTCCTCTGTAAATAGAAGTTCTGGAAGAAGTAGTAATGGAGGTTCTTCACGCGGAGGGGGCACAAGAAATTAAATAATAAACAGAATCCCAATATTTATAAATAAAAATATATTTCAATGGACAAATTTGATTATACATCGTATTTAAAAAATAATCCTTTACACAAAGAAAAATTAAAGGATAAATTAATTACTGAATCTTTAGAAGTAAGCGAAGAAGCTCCTTCTACTAAAATGAAAATCTCTGAATTTAAAGCTAAAATCAAAGAAGAAATTTTATCAATAGTAAATGAAGAAGAAATTGATGAAATGGATGAAGTTAGCTGGAATGAGAAAAATAATCCTACTAGAAGCAGCGCAGTTCCTTTAAGGGATCCTAAAAAAGTAGGTCAATCAACATCTGACTATGCAGTTAAAGTAAATGAACAAGAAGAAGATGAGGTTGAAGTAGAAGATGAAATTGATATTGAGGATGAAGCACCTATAGATGCTGCTCCTGCTGCCGCGGCTCCAGAAGGATTATCTGATGATGAAAAAACTATTCAGGACGCTTTAAAAATAGCATATGATAATGCTATTGCTATTGGAGATGAAAAGTTAGCTGATCAGATTGGTAATTCAATTACTTTCTTTACTAGAACACACGTAGTAGAAAGATAAAATGATTAATGAGCGTAAATTATCGGAAAATGAACTAGATGCTCGTTTTAGAGCGGTCAAGGGTCTATTGAAAAACAAAAGAAATCTAGTAAAAAAATACGGTAAAGACGCTGAAAAAGTTATGTACGGTACAGCAACTAAACAGGCTAAAAATAAAGTAGAGAAAATGAATTTAGAAAATTTAAGAAGTATGATTGAAGATGCTCTTTCTGCCCCGGTAAAAGAGCAATCACCATTTGTATTAGCTGCAGACGCTGCTCGCGATGCAGGAAAAAAAGAATTTGAATTCCCTAAAGGTAGTGGTAAAATGCACCCTGTCACAATCAAGAAAGATATTAATGAAAATGAAGAGGATGCTATCATGGAACTTCGAAATATTGTTGATGATTTAGAAGAAAAAGCAGATGATGCAAGAGAAGTAATTAGACAATACTTTCCAGATGAATTATCAAGATTAGATGCTTATGGGGTATTTAATGTAGCTTATTCAAACAATAGGTATGATACTACTTTAGGTAAATTTGTTGATAATTTAGAAGCAGGAGAATATGATAGTTTAGAGGAAGATTTAGATGTAGGTCATACAGATGATGAACCACACATGCTTAAAAAAGATTTATATAGAATAGCTAAATATGCTACTGAGTTATTTAAAATGCTTGATAAGTATGATGAAGGTGGAGAAGTAGATTTCCCACATTGGTGGCAGTCCAAAGTTGTTAAAGCTAAAGACATGATGGTATCTGCTAAACATTATTTAGATGGAGAAGAAAGTGTAGCTAAAATTGATGCTGTAATAGATGATGTAGAAGTTGTTGATGATGTTGATGAAGCAGAAATAAAAGTTGATGATGAAACCGAATTTAAATTACCATTAAAACATCTCCTCAAAAAACATGTTCATGAAGCGGATATTGAATTAGATCAAGAACAAATGGATAAACTCCACAAAAGTGGTGCTGTTAAAGTAGGTGGAGATAAAGTAGTTTACAAAGTAAATAAGGAATCCCTTAAGAAAAAAATTAAAGAAAAATTAACAAAAAGATCATCAGTAGGAAAGCATATTGATGATTTTAAAAAATCTGATGCCCCTCAATTTAAGGGAAAATCAAAAGAAAAAAAGAGAGAAATGGCAGTTGCCGCTTATCTTCAAAAACAAGATGATTAATGAAAGCATCAGAATTCAAAGAAAAAATAAAAGTACTTGTAAAACAAGTATACAAAAATAGAAATAAAGCTGATGATGCAGCTTTACCTTATGATGAGCTTACTAAGTTTCCTCAATTAAAATTAGTTATAATAGATTTATTAACATCAGATTTTGATAAATTTTTAGAATCTATAGATTGGGTTGCACCTAGACCTACTACTTTTAGAATTAATCTTTTAAATGGTCAAAATTTCCTTTTAGAATTTCATAAAAGAAGTTGGGTAGCAACAGTAGAAGGAAAAAGATACTATCTGTTAAATCTGGATGAGGAAGAAAGATGTGCTGCATCTATATCAAGAGTATTACAATATGGAGCTGATGCAGCTGGAGTTGCAGGAGGAGCTGATGTAGACGGAGCTGATGCCTCAGGTACTGAACCACCAGAAGAAGAAGAAACAGATGTATAATGGATGTATTAGATAGATTTTTTATAAAATTCGCCTATAAATTTGATAAAGGGTATCCTGATATGAATAATAAACAGGATGTCTTACTTCTTGAATCCATATTAGATGAGCTAGGTATAGATTTAAATGAAGCAAATACTGGAGATGCTACTTTATTTGAAGCTGCCTTAGTTCAAGCTTGGTATAATATAAATGGGAAAGAAGCTTCTGAAGATGCTATTGATCCTAAAGAATTAGCTAAATTAGAAGCCAAACCAGATATGGTTAAAAAAGCTGAAGATGTAGTTAAATCTCTTAATCTATCAGGAGGAAGTTCAGCTCAAGGAACAGGAAGAGGCATAAATGCTTCTTTAACTCCATTTTGGTCAAGTAAAGGAGCAACTAATAAAACCCCAAAAACAGATGTTATTTTAGGTGATAAAAAATTATCAGTAAAAGTAGGTAGCTCTCAATTAATGAGTGGGGGTAAAGAAGAATCTATGGCTACATTTTATGCGGCAATGGAAGATACCCCTGATTTATTAGATTCACCTGAAGCAAAAGCAGTAATTAGTACTTTTGATAAATTTGTTAAGGCCGGCATAACTAAATCTGGGGGAGTAGAAAAAAATTTAAAAGATAATACTGACGAAATTATCACCGATGGAGATGAAGCACATAAAGAAATGAAAGCAAATCTTCAGAGCCTATTTAATAAAAGTGAAAAATTTAAAACGGCATTTGCTCGAGAAGCAATGTCAGGATATAAAAAATTTGGAAATGATAGCCCAGCATCTGCTGATTTTGTATTATCAACTGACAAAAGTTTATCAAATGCTACTTTACATTCAGTTAATGACGATGCTTACGCTGCTAAAATAGCTGATAAAATGAATTTAACAGTTAGATTTAAATCAACCCAAACAACAAAAGCTGATTTAAAATCTCCTGAAAACCCTAAAGGAGGAACTGGTAAATATAGATTTTGGAGTGTTGTATCTCTTATTGTAAATCCCTCAAAGGTTGAAGAAGAAAGTATAATTAATGAAAATATAGTTACTTCGGTAGTTAATAAAATTAAAGATATTTTTTCACAAGGAATTGAAAAAATTGTAAAATTTATAAACCCAGATAAAGAAGAAGTTGAAATTGATTTTAATAATGAAATTGACTTTAGTTAAATATTTATAATAAAAATAATATGTGTAAGTGCGGCTGCGGAACATGTGAAACAAAAATAACAGGGCCTTTACTAACTGAAAGTAAAGTAAAATCCCTATTATCTGAAGGTTTAAGTTATCACATTGATAATAAAATTCCTTTACATGATACAATATATAGATATGGTTCAGAAAAACATCTATATTTGATTAAAGAAGCTCGTAAGTTATATGCTCGTAATGTAATTGATTTAAATGAATTTGATATTGAGTTAATTAAAACTCATATAGGTGAATGGAAATTATATAAGGGAGAATATGTACCTTTAGATTTACCTATGATTAATGAAGGGATTGATTATGATGAAGCTTTAACATTAAGAGGTATGTTAGCTGATTTAAATCAAGAAAGAGATCAATTATTTAAAGATATGGAAAATGACCCTTCAGTTGAACCAGAAGGAGGACCTGTAGCAGATGAATATGGTAGTAGATTAAATAAAATTGAAGACCGTATTTATAAAATTTCTAAACAGCTTCGTGATTATGATATGAATGAAGGGGAGCAATTAGATGAAAAGAAAAAAGCTAAGAAAAAGAAAAAAGATCCACCAATTGGTAAACCTAAAAGAGGTGGTTCTAAAGCATATTATGTTTATGTAAGAGATCCTAAAACTAAAAGAATTAAAAAAGTATCATTTGGATCTGGTGGTTTAAGAGCTAAAATTAATAACCCAAAAGCACGTAGAGCTTTTGCAGCAAGACATAAATGTTCACAAAAGAATGATAGAACAAAAGCTTCATATTGGAGTTGTAGATTACCACGTTATGCTAAAGCATTAGGTTTAGGAAATAATAAAAATACATTCTGGTAATGAGTAAAAAAATAATTAAATGTAGCCAATGCGAAGAAGAATTTGAAAATGGGTATGATTATAGAATGCATTGGGAAAAACATTTTGATAAATTTTTAGAAGATAAAAGAAATGCAACCCTATCAAGATAATTCTAATACAAGAACATTTTCTAAAGATGTAAATCCAATGGATTTAATTTGGCATATGGATGATGAAGATAGAAATATTGAAGTATTAGAAGGTAAAGGATGGCAATTTCAAAAAGATAATGAATTACCTTTAGAATTAGTAAAGGGAGATAATATATTTATAAAAAGACACCAAATACACCGTGTATTAAAAGGTATAACAGATTTAAAAATAAAAATAAATGGATAATTTCGACTTAAAAAAATATATATCTGAAGATAAAATAAATGAAAATCTACAAATAGATGATTTATTTGGTGATTATATAACTAGATGGGCTGAAGGTAATTATTATTATGATTTTGATGATTTAGAAGACGGTTCTGAACCAGGAAGTAAAATTGATAGTTTTACATTAATCCCAGATTCATACGAAGATGATGATTATATAAGAGATTATAAAATAATGAAAGATTATCTTGCAAAAAATAAAACTTACGATTTAAAACAAGATGAAAAAGAAGGTATATTTTCATACCCAGTTAAGTTTTCTTTAGAAGGTGATGGAGAAACTATTAGAGCAGATATTTACTTTTCACCTGAATATATGAAAGCAATTGATAAAGAAGATTAATAAATAAAAATAAATAAATAAAGATTATGGCACAAAAGGTTGACCCAAATAACGTAGAATTAAAAAAAGGTTTTGTATTTAATGAAACAGGTAACATAATGATGTCTACCACTGATTTCTCAAATCCAGTAATAGAACAAAGTGTAAGAAATGTATTCCAAGAAGTAGCAGTATTTTTTGCTGGTATGACTAAAGCATTAGAATCAACAGCAGTTTCTGGAAGTAGCGCTTTAATAGATACAGAATCAGGTATGAATTATTCATTATATGATTATGCAGCAATGAAAAGAATTGTTGATAGTTCAGGATGTTTTGTTCAAGTAAATGAAGAAGATGTTGATTTCCATTCAGATTCATTTGGAATGGATTTTTCAAAAGAATTAGTTGAAGCAGTACTTGGGTTAGCTACAGGCACAGGAGAATTAGCATTTGCTAAAGCAATGGTTGGTTCATTAGGACAAGCGGGATTAAAAATATCTGCTGATACTAGTAGAAGTGATAAAAGAGTAGCAAACATAGTATTTGTATGTGAGTACTTATTAGGAATGCCTGTTATTAGTGCTATTGTTTTGACAGCAGATTCACAAACTAATAAAGAAGCATTTCAATTAGGACCTTGTATTTCAGAATCAAATGTTAGTACTAGTTTAAAAGTACATAAAGACACTTATTTATTTGTTACACCTCAATTTATAAAACAATATTCACCAGATATTATATCAGGAATAAATGATAAAGAATTTGCTGAATTAGTAGCTATATTTGAAGGATATTTAAAGTAATAAATAAAAATTTATAGGATAGATTCATAGCCTATCCGCTCGAAAGAGTAAAAAATTATTTAGGAGCTGTGGCCCAAATTATTTGGAGCCACAGCTTTTTTATTGTATATTGTAACATGGTATGATTAAAATTGAAACACTATTAGTTGGAGTATTTTGGTTCTGTATAGCCCATATTCTAACATTTTACCAATTAAATGGCCAATTTCTAAAAACAACAGATTGGTTTAGAAAAAACGAAATTATATTAGCCCTATGTGGGGTTTTCCTTTCCTTTTGTTATATTTGGGGGACAAAATATACTGTCCAAGGTATGGGAGGATTATTATGGCCTGCAAGATTTATAGGGTTTGGTATTGGGATGATTTTTTATGCATTAATGGTACAATTTCATTTCAGTGAAGGTATTAGTACAAAGACCTTCGTTAGTTTAGTATTGAGTGCAATACTTATTTATATTCAAGTATTTTGGAAAAATTAATTTATGGGTAAAAATATAATAATCATAGGAGCAGGAGTAGCAGGTGTAAATGCCGCTACCAAATTAGTTGATAATAATTTTAAGGGTAAAATTACTATTATTGATATGGGTAAGGACCCATATTTAAGACCTTATGAAGAAGTAATGACTGGGTATTTAGGTGCTGGTGGTTGGTCTGATGGTAAATTAACTTACTCTACTCAAATTGGTGGACAATTATCTAAATATGTAGGTGATGAAAAAGCAATGGAGTTAATGAAACAAGTTGTAGATAATTTTGAAAGATTTCACCCACACCCAGAGCAAATTATTTTATCATCCCCAGATAAAGAACCAGATTTTATTAAACCTTATTTTGGTTTAAGATTATTTCCAGTATGGCATATTGGTACTGATTATTTACATGAAATTGGTAAAAGTTGGTATGACTATTTAGTAAGCAAAGATGTAGTATTTCACTGGGAAACTAAGGTATCAGATATTGATTTTGATAATCAAATAGTAAAAGCATCAGGTGATCAATCCCAGTTAACTTTATCATACGATAAACTTATATTTGGTGTTGGTAAATCTGGAATTGATTTTACTTCTGAAATAATGAAAAAATATAGTCTACCAACAGAGGAAAAACCAGCTCAAATAGGTGTTAGATTTGAAGCACCACAAAAACACTTTCAAAAATTAATTGATATTGCTTATGATTTTAAATTATATAGAAAATTAGATAATGTTAGTTTAAGATCATTTTGTACAAATAATAATGCTGCTTATGTAGCAGTAGAAGAAACTTATGGTGATCACAGTTATAATGGTCACGCTAAAAAAGATGAGTCATTTAGAAATGATATGACTAATTTTGGTATTCTAATGGAAATTAGAGGTATAGATAAACCATTTAAATGGGCTAGAGAATTAGTAGGTAAAGTCCAAGATAATAGTACAGGTTTATTCTACAGTCCTAGTAGAGAACCCTCAATAACATCAGAAGGAGTAGATGTATCAGCTACTAAAATAAATAATTTAGATGTAGTTAAAGATGCATTCCAAGGATATTTTAAGTATATTGATGATTTTATCAATGATATGAAATTAGTATTTCCTACGTTGAAAAACGATTGGGGGATCTATGTACCTGAGGTAAAATACCTAGCTCCTGAACCATTAGTTAACTATTCTGATTTATCATTAACTAAATATCCTGATGTGCATTTTGTAGGTGATGCGTTGTCTGCAAGGGGGATTTCGGTATCAGGGGCGCATGGTACACTAGTTGCTGAATCTATTTTGGAAAATGAATAAATTTTTATTATATTTACGATAAAACATTATGGCAGAAAAATGGGAACCAAGTAAAAAATTAAAAAAACCAGATGGTACTATAGCAGTAGTGTGGGAAGGCAGATTACATAATTGGGATGGTCCTGCATTAATACCTGAAGGAAATGAAAGAAAAGCTGAATATTATATCTATGGGATACAATATTCAAAAGCTGAATGGACAGATAGGAGACGTCAAAGAGAAGGTTTACCTTATTATAAAAACCAATCTATGAAGTCTAAATTATCAGACTATAGAAACTAAATTATGAAAAAATATAAAGTTATGTTAGTGAGTGGGGGTTTTGATCCTGTTCACAAAGGTCATTTAGAAATGATAGAAGCTGCTAGAGATCAAGCAGATGAAGTTTGGGTCATTTTAAATAATGATAGTTGGTTAGTGCAAAAGAAGGGTAGAAAGTTTATGAAGGAGAGTGAAAGAGAATATATTATGTCTCAAATTAAAGGTGTTACTCGAACTTTTGTATGCCACCCTAGAATAGCAGGAGATAAAACAGTTATGGATGGTATTTATTCTGCGGTTCAATATTATAGAAGAAATTATGATGGGGAATTATCAATGGCTTTTGGTAATGGGGGAGATAGAGGTAAAGGTACAGTACCAGAAGAAGATTATTGTAGTTCTATGGGAGTAGAAATGGTATGGAACCTTGGAAAAAAAGTTCAATCATCAAGTTGGTTACTTGAAAAATATTATAACGAAGCAATATGAAAATAGGTTTATGTGGTACAATGAGTGTAGGTAAAACTACATTAGTAAAAGCGTTACAAGAATTACCTGAGTTTAAAGATTATAAATTTGCTACTGAGCGTAGTAAATATTTAAATGATTTGGGTATTCCATTAAATACAGATTCAACGTTAAAAGGACAAACAGTATTTTTAGCAGAACGTTGTGCAGAATTAATGCATCAAAACGTCATAACAGATAGAACAATTTTTGATGTTATAGCATTTGCAAAAAGTGCTAAATCAATAGATTTAATAGAAAGTGAAAAATTTGAAGATTATGCATCGCAATTTCTTAGTGAATACGATTATATTTTTTATATTTCTCCTGATGGCATTCCTATTGAAGATAATGGAGTGAGAGAAATTGATGAACATTATAGAGATTTAATTGATTTTTCTATAACGCATCTTATTAAAAGATACAGTTGGAAGATTAAAAATATA